GTATATGGTGTGCGAGGCCACAGCGATGACTTGGTTGTCCACGAAGTTGCCGCCGCCACCGTTGACGCCGGACGAACTCTCATATAGGAGGACGCCGCCAACGCGCTGAGTTCCGTACACGGTCTGCCGTAAACCTGCGGCTTCCTTGACCGTGATGCCCATGCCACGTTGGTTCGTGAGGGATTCACTTATCTGCGAGGCAATAAGAGACACGCCGAAGCCGACCATCGCTAGAGCAAGCATGGTAGCCGAGCCGCCCGTGGCAACTTCGAGCGCCACGGCTCCGACGATTAAGGCTGCTCCTGCGACGGCTTTCATTAAACTCTCCAGGCGCGAAGAACCAGCGCGGGGGTGATGGTGATGGGTATCTTCTTGAGCCCTGCTTCGCCTTGGGCGACGACGTGACGGCCTGACAGATGAACGAGCCCTGCAATGACTCTGCCCGCGTCTGAAAGCACTACGAGGTCACCACGGGAGGCCATAAGCGGCGGGACTTCCTTCAAGCCGTGCTTTGCAGCACAGTGGGCAGCACAGTCAGCGACGGTTGGGTTGTCGAGGCCGGTGACTTGCTTGGCGATAACAAGGCTTGTTTCAAGATCGTGATACTTATCCCTGAATTCTGAAGCGATGTCCACGCCAGTCATGGCGAGGATTCCATCGGCACACATCAACGCGCAATCGGACACACCCCAAACAAAAGGGATGTCCTTGCGATCCTTCATGAACTTGTCGAACTCGCGAGTGTCCCAGTGCGGTGTCCGCTTCAATCGAGGAGCCGGTGGAGTGGGCATGGGACGAACTGGCGCATGGTAATCGGCAGGTCTTGCCTGTGGGGTGGTGCGTGGTTCTGCTGTCATGGAGCTATCCGTTCCATTTAATCGAGGCGTCGTTGAGCGACTCGATCCAGTTCATGGCGGTGTCTGTGGGGTAGCCGCCGATGCCCTGCTGGTCCGCCGATGTATAGCGACGTAGCGAAGCACGCTGCAAGTCAGCCATGCGGGATTCAAGAGCGAGAGAGATGCTGATTGTGGGCACGCCCATGGAAAGCGTTGGCTTGTCCACGGTGCCGACAAAGATCGGATACGGAGTTCCTTCAATCGCACCTGTGACTGGACTCAATAGGGCGAAGTAGATGGTGGCCGGTGCGCCCTGCTGCACGTCGCCCATCGTCTCAGCGAGAATCAGCGGGTCAATGCCGCTAAGTTCCACGGTCATGCCGTAAGCCTGAATGTCAGTTCCTTCAGTCACGGCGGAGATGCGACCGAAGGAGCCGATGCCTATATAGTCGTTACCCGCGTAGATGAGTGTGCCGACGCCGGTCCACGCATACACAGTGGTCGAAAGAAACGTGATCGCCGCCATGAAGCACGGGACGATTTGGTTGTTCAGAAGCGGTGTCAACATGCCGCTTGAAATGTCGCGGCTCATTAGCGCACTTCCGTTGCATCGAAGGAAAGCTGAGTCAGGCCGGTGAAGTCTGAATGCCAAGTCCGTGTGTTGTTCTTGAGCCTGAACAGGCCGACGCAATTGACCAGAGTTATCGCGGTGAGGCTGGCGGGTGCGTCGCGAAGCGATGGATAGATGGAGATCGTCGCGTTACCGCTGCTGTCAGAGTTCACAGCTTCGCAGACTTGGTGCAAGTGAAAGCCAATTTGCAGATAATCTCCTGCGAGAAGCTGGCCGGTGATGCTTGGTGTCCAGCCCGTGGTCACGAGCGATGTGGCTGACGTGAGGTTGGTTCCTGAGGTTGTGGGGGTTCCTTCCGCTTTGCCTAGCGGTGTCGCACCTGCGGGATCGCCAATCTGGAAGACGTTCGCCATGCCGCGAAGTTCTGACATGAAACCACGCCACGGAGCAGCAGTCATCCGATTCATCTTCGGCAGCGTGAAGTTGAAGGCCCACGCATCTCCACCGGGCCAGACTTGCGTCTGCACTTGGCCGGGAACATACGGAGACGGCACCATGGAAACGCTGTCCGTCATGGTCAGGCTGAACTGGCTGAGACCTGGGGTCGTAGGCAGCGGGACACAGGTGTACGTGTTGCCGTTGGGCAACGTGATTGTAGAGGACATGATTACTCCTACTTGCGTGAGGGTGTGCGGCGGTGATGGTTCGACTGGGATTCAGCGGACGCCTTAACGAGATGTGGTGCCGCTTGCCGAATGCCACGCTGAACTGCTGCGTTGATGGCCGCAGGATCGGTCGCACCACGGGCGTCAATGTTCCATGTGTGGTGGTTGGTTGTCCCGCCGCCGCGCATCATGGCCGATGAATCACGGTTGCTGTAGATGCGTGCTCCGCTGCCGAAGTGAGCCAACTCAGGACCGCTCTCGCCGACCATTGACCAATCGCCTGGGCTGACCACGCCGCCGCCTGCGTTAGCGTCAGGCATCGTCCAGTTACTACCGGTGTCTGCATCTCCCCAATCGGCAGATGGTCCAGCGTCATTGGAGGAACTGGTGGAACCGCCCTTCACTGCGCCATAGGCCATGCCCGCGACCTTCAGGCCAGTCTGAATCATGCCGTTGACATCGGTCGGGATGTTGGATTCTTTGATTCCATTCTTGCTGGTGCCGGAACCCCCACCTGAACCGTCTTGACCTGCGTTAAACAACACGCCGCCTGGACCGAAGACCTTGCCGCCGAACAATCCGCCCATGAAATCTGAATTGTTGGCCCAGTTCAGTGCAGCGCCCATAAGGCCACCTGGGTTGCCAGCCCCACCAGCACCTGAACCTGTGCCTGTGCCGCTCCACCCATGAATGTCGTCAGTAATCATCGGGTTACTCTTAGTGCCGAGCTTCCCTCTGTCTCCTGTGAGGAACTTCATGAGGGAGCCTTCGGCGTCGTCCAGTCCCGTCTTCGCGATGCCCGTGAATATCTGCTTACCGGCAGCGCGGAACGGATGTTCCCCTGCTTGCGGCCTGTCAGTCAGGATGTGAAGGATGGCGCTGTTGACATCGGTCAACGCGCCTTCAACGGTGTCCTTAAACTGAGTTCCCCAATCCTGCGACTTCGCGATAATGTCGTTGAAAGTCTTGTCAACCTCACCGCTGAATGATGTGCTCCACTCCGCCTGAGCATCCCCGAGCCCTTGAATCTGGTAATTGTTCTTTGCCGCTTGCTGGTCAACGCTGATGCCTTCACGCTGTGCCCCTGCCTGTTCAGGGGTGAGATACCCAGCCCCAAGCTGTGCCTGAATCTTCGTGAGCAGATCGGAGTAATGCTCCATCAGTGCGTTGTACGCGGCCTGATGTGCGTTGGCTGTGGCGATAGCGGCCTCGTGCGGGGTCATCGCACCGTTAACCACGCCAATCTTTATCTGGAGTTCGCTGAGCGTTGCAGCATGAGCCACAGCATCCGACTGGCCACGGCTCCACGCTTCCCAATACTCTTTCGCCGCTTTGGTATTCGATTCCAGTTCATCGCGATCTGGCTTAATGTGAGCATCTTCCTGAGCCTTAATCGCATCGACGCCGGTCTCTCTGAGAGCAGATTCCCACTCACGGGTGTCCGCCTCTGTCCGGTGAATCTGTTCTTCGAGATTCTTCTTCATGTTCTCGAAGTAAGCTTTGACTTCAGCGCTTTCCGTCTTGCTCTCATCCTGCTTTAGGTGGGACGTCTGACCGGAGATCTTCCGCATCAGGTCCGTGGTGTCCATCGACTGTGCCATCCCCGCAGCAATGGTCTGATACTGCCCGCGCTCTTTGGCGGCGTTGGCTTCTGCTATCTTCGGGTCAGTCCACTGATCAGGTACGACCTTCGCACTGTTCGACTCCGCTGCGGTCTTAGCCATGTAGAGAGCGTTACGTTGCTGGTCACCCTTGTCCGCTCCTGGGATGAGAGACTTCCCAAGTTCGATCTCTTCCATGTTCTTCTTGAGGTCATCAACTATCTTCTTTGGACCTACATCGTAGGTTGCCCCAAGCAACCAATCAAGCTTCCCCGGAGCCTCACCGGCAAGCCCTGCGGCTATCTGCTTGATGTTTGCATCCAGCTTTTCGCTCAGCTTGTCAGACTCTTCGATTGCTTCGTCTATAGCATCCTTGATGCCGTTGTGGGGCTTGTGCTCAATCTTGTCGATGGACCGCTGAAGGCCCTCACTCTGCACCCGCAGACTGTCGTTCGTGTGCTCCATGGATGTGACCAGGCCGTTGTACATCTCCCGGTGCTTTGCCGCCGCCTCTTCGGACTTGTGCACCATCTCAACGATCTTGTTGCCGACCTCATATATGGTTTTCGCTAGGGCGAAGACTACGACCGCATCGAAAGCAGCGGTCATGGCCGTGCTCAATCCCGGTAGCTTCGAGATGATGCCCTGCAACCCACGCGGGATTCCAAGGCCCAGTTCTTCCGACAGCAAGCGAACAGACTCCCGGCTCTGGTTCATCTCTTCGCGCATCTGCGCGGTCATCTGCCTAGTCGTAGCTTCGGCGTCGCGACATGCCGTCTTGAACTGTGCAAGTTCAAGCTCCATCGAAACCGATACGCCCGCTACTCTTTTACCGTTTGCCATCTGTTACTCCTGTGGAATAGGTACGCCGGGGCGCACTGCGATGACAGCGAACTTGACCGCGAACTCTTCGGCGACCTCATCATCGGAAGGTTCTTTGACCTTGCGTCCGAGCATGAAATCGCTGGCAGAAAGCGGTGGTGTCGGATGCGCCATTGAGAAGTTGGCGGTGACGCTGGCAATCATCCCCGTCAGATAGTTGGTTCTGTCGAGAGCCTGCTTGTGGCGGCGAAGTAAGGCCGATAACTGACGCGGTGTTAAGGACCAGAATTCAGCGTCGGTTAGGTGCAGATCGTAACGGGCTGAACTCCACAATCCCATCCATCGCTGCGCGGAAGTTAGCTCTGATCCGGCTTGGGGTTTTCGTCGTCTTCTGCCTCAGGGTCGGGTTCAGCCATGCCAGCAGACCACGCAGAAAGGACTGAGCCCCACACGGAACTAAGGTTCTTGCGGTTGATGAGGAGCTTCGCTTCTGCGAAGGTGACATCGGGGTGATTCGCGTGGATGCACGCGAACAGCATGGCGCGAACAAGATTGATGGATGGGCTGTTGATGTCCTTGCTACGTAGGCCGGTCAGCAGGCTGCGGTCGCTCAACTCCTCAGCGAGTGCGATGGATTCGAAGTCGAACAGTAACTCAAAGGTCTGCTTGCCGATGACAAGGGTGGTTGATGGTGCAACGGGATTGTGTTTCATATCGCTAACTTCCGGTCAATACGGTCATGACAGAATCCAGCTTGAGGCTGATCTTCACGGTGATGGCCTTGCCCGCGTCGATGTTCGATGGAACCGGGTTCTTCTGGACATACGCATTGAAGGCGTATACGTTGCCTGTAACTGACTGACCGGCGATAGGCTTCAACTGAATCTGGAATGCGTTCGCTATGCCGGTTGTGAAGGCCGTTTGAAGGGCAATGATGCCGGGGTCTGAAGGCAGGAAGATACCGGTTGCGGTGAACTCGCCGGGGTCTACCAGAGTCGCAAGCGACTCCTTCAACACACCAATGCCAACGGCGGGACTACCCGTATTGGTGATGTCATCGAACGACCAGCTTTGCTCAGGAACGGTGAATTCCTTCAGTTGCATAATCGCGATTCCAGTTGGTGTGCTGGCCGGTGCAAGAGTGAAAGCGACGGGTGGCTGTGTCGGTGCGGCTGCTGGTGCTGCGAGAGTGGCTGGTGTTGCAGAGATGACGAGATAACTTCCCGCACCAGTTCCGGACTTGGTTGCTGTGGACATAACGTATCACCCTTTCGTGGTGGGGTTAGTGTCTAGCCTTCGACGTAAGTCAGTAGGACGGAGACATTGGTTGAGGACAACAACGCATCGGACTGATAAACGTCCGTGACATTGACGACTTCGGCGAACCAAACTTGCGGCCCGCTTGGGAGAGTACCCATATAGCCGCTGAACGCCTCTTTAATGGTCAGCGCAAGGTTATGAGCAGTGATGTAGCTTCCCGGTCCAAACGACGCCAGACAGCTAAACAGGATGCGGGCGTGAGCCATGCCGATGGGACCAGCTAAGTCGTAGTCAGTGACATCGGAAACAACCTGATAGGCGATGCAGGGAAAGAGACTTGCTTGAACTGGCGCGGGTATCGGCTGTATAGAATTGCCGCCCGCAATGATGGCCGTGACAGAGGACTGCGAGAGCAGATAGGCAACGATTCCGGAGATAAGCGACATTTAATCGTCCTAACTGTTCCACGCTTCGAGGTCCGCAGCGCCGTAACTGTCGTCAGCGCCCGATGAGGTCTCGCTCGTGAGGTCTTCCTCAAGCGAACCGGCCAGACTGGATATCATCGCGTCTACCGCAGAGCTAATCGAGCTATCGAATGCCCGCAGCATGAAAGGGTTCGCGTCGATATGTTTTGTGACCTTGCCGCCCTTGCGCTTGCGTCCGCCCTCGACGTGATCGAAGCCGTTCTCAATCCACCATGCAACGTGTGCGGTATCCCTTGACGGGCCGACCCGCACGATAGGATCGTCTTTGGTTCCGACCGTAACTTGAACGGACAAATCAGCCTTGAGGATGCCCGGTGGTAGTGCATCTGAGCCGGGTGTCGGCGCGTCAGTGCGCTGCGGAGCCTCTGCAACCATGGCCTCTTGAATTACATCGCCGCCCGCTTGCAGCGCCTGACGAACAGCGCGGCGGGCGACACGTTGAGGCATGGCTTTCAACAAGGCTTCGAACTTGGTTGTATCGATCTTGAGTGAGAGCCCGTCAGCCATGTTATGAACTCGCTATGTCTACGCCGACGCAGGCGAGAACCAGAACACGATGACGGCGCTGGATGTCGTCCACGTCTTGAACTAAATA